GCATTGTATTCCCGGCTTAGTATCCAGCCGCTTAAGCCGTCTTTTAACTGCTCTTCAATAAGCTCTAGCTGTTCAGCGGCGACAGCACCTGCGGCAAAATCACCTGCATCATAAGCGGCGACAAAAATGCCAATGCTTTTAGAAGTAAGTTGTTTATGCCCATTGGCAATGGCATTGGGCAGCGACTTGCTGGCTAGCGGCATAACAAATGCACAAGGAAACTGCACAGGCGGTATGTTTTTAATCTTTTTAGGCATGGCAATTAACTTTACCGATTTTAAAATCGGACAGGTTATTTCTATCCGTGCTTGCCATTCACTTAAGCGCATTAGTAACTATCCCAGTTAGTACCCGACGCGCCCTGAGTAATAACGACTTTACCAGCCGCAGGTGCGGTCACATCATTACTACCCAGCGTTGCTCGTTTAGCGCGAACATCTTTTAACCAACCAATCGCATCTTTATAGCGTGAGCGCACTTCATCGGGCGCGATATTGCGATAAAGCATGTAATGAATAATAGCCACCGTATTTTCTGGTAATGGACTATTAGCAATCACATCGTCAGTTAATGGCAAGTTGTAAGCAGGCATTAAATAACTATCAATTAGCTTTTCTGCTGATTGTTTTACTTCATTTAAAACCGTGTAATTAATGCCACCCACAGAACCATCGCGGTCAGTTAGTGAGGCTAATTCAGCCTCACTAATGAAATTAATTAATTGCGCGTCAGTGGCGTACATGATTAACCTTTAACACTGCCTAAGTTAATTAATACATAAGGCACGTCACTGGCAACGCCTGACACCAGCGCAACTCCTATGATTCTATTATTAACACCCGTGGCTGGGCTGGCAGTAATTGCTCTACCAACAGAATCTGATGTTAATAAATCACCGCGTGTGACCGTTCCGCCGTATTCAATTTGAGCAATATCATCATGCACAACGTCAACGCGATTGCCAGAAGCTACGTTTAATGCAGGAATATCAACAACGCCAATAATAGAATCTGTTGCTGCCGCACCTTGTACAACAACGCCATCGGCACTGAATTTAACGATTCGGTATTTATTAATAGTGCCGCCCGCCACATAATTTTTAACACTCATAAGTTTTAATCCATGACTGATTTAATGACACCTGACTTTAATAACTGGCTTGCATCATCGTCTGATAACTCGATTAACTCGCCTGCGTTAAAATCAGTCCCGTTGTGTGACAGCAACCACTGAGCTTCATAGCTTTTCAGCTCAATAACAACTTCAGCAGCCTCTTCATCGTCACCAATGCCAGCGGCTTTTTTAGTCATCTAAGCCACCGCATTTTCAATGAAATAACCCAAGTCAGGCGCAAGTATTAATTCTTTAACCGCCTCGCCAACGCGCACTTTTTGACCGCCACGCATACCAATATCAGGGTCAGGAATGCTACCTGCTACCCGCGTACCCCATTGGGCGGTTAATGCAAAAGTAACGCCGCTATTCAAATCAGCCATGTTATCGACATTTAATAGTGAAATATGCTTACCCCACGCACGAGCCAATACAGCCGCCTGCCCTTTACGAGCAGTATTAACAAATGATTCGCCAACAATCACTTCTTCCAATTCAAATAAACTAGCAATGAATTGCCGAGTCGCAATACCGCTATCCGCACCTGTACCATAATAAGCTTTAATAATTTTGGGGTGTCGCGCTATCCAGCTAAATGCAGGTCTGCCAATAACCATTTTATTGGCTCGCATAACCATGCTGTCCAATGCTGTAGAAAGGACATAAATCGGGTCAGAATTGGCAAAATCAGAAAACTGTGACGTACCTGATAGCGTTTGCTTATTGCCAGTTGCATAACTTGCTGGTGAAAAAATCAAGTTTGCCGTGCGTACTTCGCGGTCTAATTCAATTAAGTTTGCTGTTTTCTGAACTGAGACGGCTAATGGGTCATAATTAGGCGGCGCATTCAAAATATCAGCTTGCGGGATAGGGTCATCTAAAGCGTAATCTTGCGTAGAGCTAGTCGCCTCAGTTGCAGTAAATTCAACTTGATTCGGCGCGGATTTACGACCCACTTTAGTATCAGGAACGGTAAAGCCTTCCGCCATGTCGTGAATCAAATACCTAAATTCTTGTTTGCCTACAGGAACGCGTGGCGCAACTTGGTCAGCAATCATTGCTTTGTTTTTATACATTACAGCAATAGCCGTTAGCTCTGGCTGTATAGGAAAAGGTGCATTGCCTGCCATGTTATTGTCCTTTTTTAGTAACGTGGGCAACTGCGTCAATTATTGACACGTCAAAGCCCTGTTGTTTTTGAGAAAATTGATAGGCAGTTGCCGCTTTTGTAATGCCTTCTGCTGTATCAAGCGACGCTGATTCGGCTTCGCTAAAATCCGCAACCCCCGTTTTAACCGCCGCTGGTAACTGAGCAAACAGCCCTTTCATAAACTCAAGCTGACTGGTCTTTTTAGTCGCCCCGTCTGCACCCATTGAAAACTCAAACACACCTGTCTGCGCGTCATCATTTAGCTGCATCATAAAATCTACAGCACCTATCAAAAGCGCGGGTGCAACGCCACGCTTCAAATGAGTATCAATCACCGCTTGATACTCAGTACGCAACCGCGCTTTCTTTTCAACTTTTTGCTGTGCTTTTAATTGTGCATTTTCAGCAGCAAAGTCAGAGACTTGTTTTTCAGCCGCCTCTCTTGCTTGCTTTTCTTTGTCCAACTCTTCTTTAGTAACGCTCATCGCGCCGCCTCCGTTATGTGAAAATGAAGATGGCGCATCGCCACCCATAGGATTAGAGCCGCCGCCACAACTATCGCAACCACTACCGCCGCAGTTTGGGCAATTTTCACTCACCTCTTCTTGCTCTTCTTGCGTTTGCAAAAAAGCGATTTGATTAAGCGCGTCTATGTCAGCATTAGGCAAAACCGAGTCGGCTTTTTCTTGCTCAAACTGAGCAATCAAAAACTCCCGCATATTGCGAAACGCCTGCGCTATTAAGCCAGTCGCCGCGCCGTCCATTTCAAAATCACTACTGAAATCAAAATGCTCGCCTGCATGGGCATTAAATTCGATGGGAGCTAAGCCTGTAATGGCGGGCGGTGTTTTGCCTAAAAAGGCAACATGTCCTAAACGTAGTCCTTTGTCGCTGTTTAGAATGCGGATTGAGCGGTTTTTGACGTTGCCGCTTTTAACCCATTGTTCAAATTGCGGGGTGACTTGTTTGAATTTTGCTAACAGCACGTTGCCTTCGCGCTTAAGGTCAGCAGACCAGCCATAAGCAAACTCGCCTGCATGTCCCAAAACAATAGGCGCAGCATCGCTAGCGTTGTGATTAGCAATCATTTGGTCTAGGTCGTTTTCTGTCCACGTCTTTTTTATCCCCGCGCTATCGGTATGCGTACCAGCACGAAAGACTTCAATAAAGTCGTCAAACCCAGAAAATTGTGAGGAGTGTGTATGTGTTTTCATGGGGCGCATTATTGCCCAATGAACTATTTGAAATAAGCGTGAAAGATTTCACGCTACTTTAAAGCAGGGGTTTTTTACAGAATGCACAAAATTTTTAAATCGGTCAATGGATAAATCACAGCCACTGCTATTAACCCACTTCAAAACCACTTCAAAAACGTTTTAATTGCGAATAATCGACTAATGGCTTGCAAAGATAGGCAATCAATAAAAACGCGCTTAAAACGCTTTGTACGCCGTTTATTATTTCAACCACCAAAAGAGACAGCATCATGAGCAACCAACAACCAATCCCCGCCGCACTCGCGCACTTAAATTTAACGCCTGAGCAATATGCCGTGGTTTTAAAAGAAGCCGCCAAAGCCAATATGACTGATAGCCAACGCGCACAAGCCGATAGAGACGCGCTTAAAGACCTAACAAAAGAGGCGGTCATGCAAGGCTTGGCTGATATTGAAGCGGCGACCCAAGCTTTAGAAGATACCAAGACCAGAGTCTACGGTACTTTTAGAGACATTTTAGAAGAGAAGCGCAGGCTTTACGGCATTAAAGTCAGCCAAAAAACCCACAGCTTTTCTGTGCCGTCCGTGGGCGCAATCATTTTAGGTTATCGTGCTATTGAAGACTGGGACGACACTGTTAATGAAGGCATTGCTAAAATTGATGAGTTTTTGGCTTCTTTAAAGAATCATAACGATGCAACTAAAGACGCTCTAGTAGACATGGTGAGCAAATCACTGAAAAAAACTAAGTCAGGCGAGTTACGCGCAAGCTCAGTGCTTGAATTGCAAAACATGAAAGATAAATTTAATGACCCACTTTTTAGCGAGGGCGTAGACATTATCAGCAAAGCTAAACGCTCTAAAAAGTCCGCGTGGTTTATTGAAGGCACTAAAATTGATAAGGACACAGGCAAGTCAATTGCCTTACCGCTCAATATTTCAGCGGTGAATTTCCCAGCTCATTTTGATACTGCATGGCTAGGCGAATTGTGGGATTGATTATTTTAATTACTAAACGGCGGCATTGAAATGTTTAAAAGAGAAGTAACAGAGCAAGATTTTAGAATGCCTCAATTTGTAGGTAAAAACCCCGATGATTATGAGTTTCAAAAAGATGGGACTATTGTCAGAAAAGACCGATAGGAGATGGCGATTCGCCGCATTCGTACTATTATCGGTGATAACCGCCGAGAATTTACCACTGATGACGTGGTAAATGCAGTTCAAGCTTTAGTCGCAACTATTGAACGTCCGCCAGACGCAGACATAGATTAACTGGACAGTATTTTATGTTTAGAAAATACCTTGAATTACTTTTTATTAAAATCGCAATCATGATATTAAAAGGACGTAATGTTGAACGTGCCATGATTATATCGAGAAGAGATAATAATGATATGTGGGCAATGAGTGAGCGGCTTGAAATTATTATGGGCAATATAAAAAGTGGGTATAAAAATATCCGATAAATAATCGGTCACTATTGGTAATAAATCACTCCGAAACGACTCGCTACCAAAAGGCGACAGAGTTATTGTGTGTGCAACTTAAAACAGCACAGCAAAATCAAGGAGTTACCATGAATACCGCATTATTATTTGAATACACCTGCTTTTTACGCCTTTTACCCGCTGACGTTATATTTGAAACGATTGAATGGCAAGTTAATAAGGTGTTTTTAGTTATTGCAAGCCAAACTATTGAAGCTAAAACCCAGTATTTTGATTTTTCAACTAGCGAGACTGAACGGTTAATTTTACTAAAATTTACAAATACCGATGAAGACGGACTCAACTGGTTTGAAGTAAAAATTGATTAACAAAAGAAAGCCCCGAAAGGGGCTTTTTTAAAAACAAAACCCATTAGCTCTTGAATGAGTTAATGGGTTTTTTATTTACTAAATTCTCTATATAAAGCACCAACAAACTCTTCTGGGGCATTCATTGAATTACATAACTCATTTAATGACAATGGAAAAAGCTCCACTCCACATATATCTTTCCATTTTTTTGGAAACTGACAGCCATTAGATAGCTCGATATATTTATCTTCTGCTTGTGATGAAGAATAACGTAACGATAAATAATATGACTCAAAATCTTCTCTTTCAGGTAATTTGCTAATAATTGAAGTTACCGCGCCATCATAGATAAATGCCGAAGCTCCTGTATAGCCACCAAGTCTATTTTTTGCATTAACAAAACCACAATAACTATTTGCAACTTTGCCTTTAAATACGTTTTCAAATTTCGCGCTATCTGGGTCAATTAATATTGAGGAAACTGCTTTTTTTGCCTTATTTTCTGCTGTTGGTAAATAATCGCTTTTCAGTATTATGAAAAATAAAGCAATAGACAATAAAATATATATTATTTTCTTAATGACTCTCATAACTAATATCGCCTTTTAAACTATTTATTTTATAATGTTGTTTTAAATTATCAAGCATCTACATTCCATAATACTTACTGCTAAATCCAACTGATAAGGGCGCACCGTTATATAAACATATAACATTAACTTTCAATTTACGCTTATGGTCATAATAAACATGGGAGAGCGTTTGTTTGCGTATAAATGCTAATTCTGCTGGATTAATACTTAACGCACCTAAAATGGGCTCAGCATCAAAAGAAACGGACTGATTGCACGGCGCAGTTTTTTTCAACGCCACCTCAACATAATCAACAAAGCTTCCATCTGATGATTCTAATAGCATGTGCGCTTGTTCTATATCTATAACGATATTACCCGCTTTATTAACAGTGCCTTCTGTTGCTGTTTCAGCTTGAGCAATTGTCATACCTACATATTGAGATGGTTTATAAAAAGGGGTATTTAAAATAGGTAAATTAGTTGTTTTGGCTAATATTTTTGAAGCTGTTTTTTCAGTATCGGTTAAATCAAACGGGGCATTCTTTGAATTATATGAAGAAGTAATACCTGTAAAAATTACAAGCATAATAAATAATCCAATAAAAAATAAAATCAAAGTTCCCAATATACCCAAACAACCTTTTGGCTTTGGCGTAATGCGAATTCCGCATTTTGGGCAAATATCAGCCTTAGAGCTAACCTCAGAATTGCATTCTTTACATTTTATTAATGCCATCGTTTTTTACTTCACCCTCTTAAGCCGATTTCTTTTTCAATTCTTCATTATCCGCCAAAGCGGCAAGAAACGCCGTGCGTTCTATCACCTTTTTGTCAGTCTCATCTTCAACGTTTCTATAGTTATCAAGTAGCGCGGCTTCTCGCGGAGTCAATGGCTCTATAAGTGAAACAATCCTTATACCAGTAAAAATAAACTGAATATCCGCACCTTTTGCTGCAAAAGAGAATAAAACTTCTCCTCCCGGCACAGCCAAGCCGCGCTCATATTTACCCCACATTTCACGGCTAACTCCGCATAAATCGCCAGCTTGAGCCTGATTTAAGCCCAGCCTAATTCGTTCGGATTTTAGCCTTTCTGCGGCTTGAGAAAAAAAGTTATCATTCATAAATTGACAATGAGAACTTAAGTTCTCATAATAGCCCCATCATTACCTCATTGAGGTAATGATAAAACAACCGTCAAAAAAGGATAGGTAAATATGCAATTACTTAAAAGTAAAAATCACACACCAATGACACCGCCGCTGGATAGCAATGGACAGCCCATTCCTAGTAGTCGATTGATGCGTTTTATTTTAGGCAGACTAACTGAAAAAGAAGAAAGCCTTGCAGAGTGCGCTCGGCGCGTGATTGAAAAAGACAGAGCGAATGTACGCAAAGCCATTCTTGGCGAATGGAGCAACGGCGATGTTTCACGCACGATTGTTGAGCGTGTGTACAACTATGCCATCGCTCATGATGTGCGCTGGCTCAATGCGAGCGAATTAGCCGCTGAAATCGGAGTGCGCGTAGAAGTTGCTGAACGCATTATTTTAGCGAGCCGCTACAAGGGCAAAGTATTACAAACTCAGCAAGAACCACAGCTAGTGCTATGGGATTTAACCGCCAATAAACCAGTTATCGGAGAACAATCATGAGCAAAAAATTATCAGCCCCCATGTTAGCAGCCTTGCTTTATTACGTTGGCAATTTAAACGGTTATAGCAAAGACCACAGTGCCGCCATACCAAAAATGAACACTGTAAACGCGCTTTTAGATCGTCGTCTTTTAGAATTTGATAACGATTTTAAATACCTGCCATCGGAAGCAGGCATTGAGGCATTAGGCGGTTTTGAGGCAATTGCTCACAGAAAATTAGCTGTAGAGCGAGTGACTATAAGACTCAGCGACATTAAAGATAAAGCCTTTAGAACGCTTGTAAGCAAAGACCCGATTTGCGCTGGCAGCATTGGTTTTGAAGCTTCATTAGAAATGACTAACGATGATATAGCTATGGCTATATTTGAAAAGACCGCAGCAGAAGTCAATAACACGGCTATTAACGCAGACACGCAAATAAAAGTCGCTTTTAGCAGTGACCTCTTTGAAGACAGCTGCTGCATTTTGAGCTATCGCTTTGATGAGCTGGAGCTTATTGACAACAGCAATCAAAACACCGAAGGCTCAGCAGCGGTCGAGCTACCACCAATGCCCATTTTAGAGCTTGCAAGACTTCCACGCTTAAAAACAACACATAAGTCCCTTGGCTTACCTACTTGTATTAACAACCATCTTTATATCCAAGGCATTGATAACCGTGACAATGCTTTGCTCGCAGGTGT